CAGGAGCAGATTTACCACCACCACCACCACACATAGCTAAGAATTAAGATTGTTTTGGTCAGCATAAACGGAATAAAGCATCCGTACCACGCTGCGTGCACCTACATAGTGCCATATTTCTCTATCTTCTTGATCAGTAGAGGGACATTGTTCAGGATAAATCTCATCTAACTTGCGGATAATTGCCTCATCAATAGGAGGCCAGAGTTCATCATCATTCATAGTGCTGGCTCCCAAAGTTTCACATCTCCTGTTACATGATCGTACTCTCCATCACGCAAGATGCGAGTTAAACGTGCAGTCATAATTGCATCTGCGTAAGTCTTTTTCTTTTTCACATAAGCTTGATGAACTTTAGCCCACATCTCTTCAATAGTTTCTGCGTCGCCTAATAATTTTTCTGCTGTTACTGGGCCTACTCCAACTAAACCTTCCACGTTATCTGTTTTGTCGCCACTTAAAGTTTGAACCATCCAGTGTCGATCAGCTTTCTTGCGTGTAATTAATTCAAGATTATCACCTGCTAAGAGAGTACAAGGTACACCCCTCATATCTTTATCAGGCGACACGATGACGGGATCTTCATACCTTTCTCCTGTTGCAAGCAAGGCCATTACATCATCACCTTCTAGTCCATCAAAGCTAATGGCATGGAACTCTTTAACTATCCTGTCTCTTATTTGTTTCAGGCCAAGAGGCTTACGTTTATTTAGTCGATTAGCTTTGTAGTCCTGATAGATCCCATGCCTAAAGGTGGGATAGTCAGAGAAACACATGATGAATTTGCCAGGACTAATGATCTGATACTGAGCAATCCGATCTTCGATCAGTTGCATTGCGTCACGTTCATCTAAGTGGAGGGTGTGAATGTTCTCATCCCATCTGACATCTGTTTCACATGCACAGCATGAGGAATAGATCAGCCAGTCGGCATCAATTAGTAGTGTCATTAGAAGTAAGAAGACATTGGTACAGATAGACGACCTGTTTCTTGGTCGTAAAGAAGTTTGTCAACAGGGCCAGTAAATCCTGCGTGTCTATTTTTCAAACAGCGCAGTTGCATTTCACTACGTTCTGCTGCATCTCCTTGTTGATTTCGTTCACAACTAATTACTGCATCACTAAGCTGAGCAATAGAATGTGAACCTCTTAAATGGCCAAGCGAGACTTGGGCTCCCTCTTCATGGCCTCTACCCTCTGGTCTCTTGAGGTGGCTAACAAGGAAAAGGCCTACGCCCGTAGACTCAACAACTTGTCGAAGCTTGGTGCAAGTGACATCAAGAGCACGCCTCTCATCACAGTCAGTGAGGCCACTAACGATGATGGTCAAGTGATCAATGAAGACAACATCTACACCTTCTACATTCGCAAGATATTGGATCTGTTCTACAAGGCGATCGGGGTCCATCGAACCGAAGTGGTCATAAAGAAAGAGACGTTGAGTAGCACAAAGACGATCGAAAGCTAAGCGAGTTGTCTCTTCATCAGCAAGAGATGGATCAAGATGAATAGGTAGGTTGAGTTCAACTCCAACTATCCCTTGCAATGTGCGTTGAATACTTTCTTCGAGTGCGATGTATCCAATCTTTAGTCCTTGAATGAGGAAGTGATGAGCCAGTTCCCTACACATTGAACTCTTCCCTGTTCCACTACCAGCGCAGATAGTAATCATCTCGCCTTTGCGATATCCCTTTAGATATTTATCTAATTGGGGCCAAGGGTATTTACATACAGCAGTAGCTCCAGGCTTGATCAGTTCATTCCATAGATCCGCTGCATTAATGATTCCGTCTGGTCTGACGGGTGTTGCTTTCCAAAGCAAATCCCGCAACAGCTCTGCCTCTCCAGCGATGAGCATCTCATTAGCGTCCTTGCGTGGCAATCTTGCGATAGCTGCTTTTCCAGCAGGTAATACTTCAATTGCTTTTTCGGCAGCCGCCATACCTGGTTCATCCGAATCCAGGCAAAGAACAATTCGAGCGAAGTTGGATAACCATTTCAAGTTTGCAGATATATATTTGCTAGCACTCTGCGCTCCATTGGGCAATGAAACTACAGGGAACTTGTTACCTTGCGCTTGACTGACTGACATGCAATCAATCTCACCTTCGGTAATAACAACAAACATATTTTGTGTGCCATGTTGTCTCCATAAATGTTGACCCCATAGCTGCATGTCTGAACAGTCACCCACCCAACTAAATCTTTTGTCCTTAGTTCTTATGTGTTGAGCACATGGTTTACCTAGTTGATCTCTAAAAGTAGAGACTTGAACAGGTTGTCCATGTCTTTCAGTTGTTCCATATCCATATAGTTCTGTTGTCTCCTTAGTGATTCCACGCTTAGTTAAAGGTTTGGAAATAATTCGACACTGATCTATAAGGTCAGGTTTCTTCATGGGCAAAACAGTCATAGGTCTTTTCTCTTTCTTTGAAGGTTGGTACTGATAGTCACAGCCAAAGCACGTTGCATGTCCGTCATCGAACCAAGCGAGGTTGTCCTTGCTTCCACATTCAGGGCATGGCCCGTGCTTAACGAACTTGCTTTTGCTTTTCATGTTTCTCCCAGTGGTGGATCAGGAGTTCGAGTTCTTTGATTCTTTTCTTGGCATTAGTAATGCGTTCAGGTTCGAGGTATTGAGCGGAGTAAATAGGACACTCCTCTTCTGCGATTACTCGCTGTCGTTTAGTCATCGTGGTGTCTGCCAAGTATCTAGCTGGTCAATCAACCACCCGTTGTACTTAGGCACATCAGCCTTGCAACTAGGGCAAGTCAGTGCAGACCAGGCGAGGTTGAAGATCCTTGTCGTGTGTTCACAATGAGGGCACATGATGTTCTTGCCATCAAGTCCAGCTCGATCTTTCTTCTTAATCAGTGCGTAGTCTTCAGTCATAGTTTGTTCACCTCCTCTAATAGAGATGTGTTTCATTCCAGTAATCATGTTGAGTACCAAGAGTTAGGGATGAAGCCGCTACTCCATTTGAATCCATGTCTTGTAGCCCATTGGCCATAGGTAACGGATCGTTTGGCACGGCTTATCTTGTCATTGCCGTTCATAAATACGAACCTGATATCTAATTCAGGATGTTGTTTCTTAACAGCAATCATTTTCCGCCTGTCCTCTTTCAATAGCCGACCCTTGGTTTCAATAATTATTCCGTTAGGAAGAATGAAGTCAGGGGTATAACGAGCTTCGATTACATAATCAAGCGTGAGTGTTTCGTATTGAAAGGGGACTCGGCGTTCGTTAAGGCTGGCAGCAACACCAGCCTCGAACTTACTCCTGTATTTAGAAGTCCCCAGTGTCGTCGGTATCGCTACTGACTTGAGGTGTCGCTGTTTCCGACGAGGTTTGGAAGTTCCCTTCCGTTGCTTCGAATCCATAACTTGTAGAGGATTTTGTATACTCCTTCAGATCAATGATCTGTGCCGCTAAAGGTTGGACTTTGATACCAACTCCTGTTGATGGGTGGCTATAAGGAGAAGCTTCGAATGAGATACGCCCAATAGAACCAGGTCCAATCTTGTCTACCTTTTGCTTCATATCTTCTGACAATGGTTTGCCCATTGCATCGAAGAGTGCAGGTGGAGAGTTAGTCCAAGTGGAACCATCCTTCCTAATACCTGATACCTTTCTCTTCATCTTGATATAGAAGACAGCTTCACCTTCTATGTCATCAAAGCCAAAGGAAGTAGGAGCTGACTTCCAATTCTTTTTGTTGGGTTCAGCTTCCTTGCATTGCTTTTGAAAACGAGCGAGCAATCCGCTGAGTTGCTCTTCCATTTCGGAAGCATCAGCTGCGGGAATGAGTGCTACAACTTTCCATACTGCTTGTTCGTACTTGGTGTCAGGTGTGACAAGCCATGCGTACTGAAACTTACAAGAGGGTGTGGTGAGTTTGAGTCTTTCAAATTGTGGTACTGAAGAAGTCATGTGATGAAGTAGTTAGAAGTTTGTACGGAAGTCAGATCAAGATCACCAAGCTCAGGCTTAGGTGGTAGT